GCGGGCAAGGATACTCTAAACTGCTTTTACAACACTATATCGATAATAAGACTATACCATGGTCCCCTCTCACTTTACACTGTAGAGTAGAGAACGATGTGGCTCTGTCTTTATATAATGCATACGGTTTTACTATTATTGAGTTGGTCCTTGGCTTTTACGATGATGGAGGTAATGCATACAAACTCGTAAGGAGCTAATACCCAGAAATGAAGACCAAGATACACCCTATCTTTGGTAATGTTTCGCAATACGATTTACAAGTTTACGATTTAGAACTAGACCTGGAAAACTCGCGTGAAGTGGACGCCCTCGAACAAGGTTGGTTGATTAACGATAGAAAGTGGTATAACTCACGTTCTGTCCGCATCGACTGCAATCTATTCGATAAGAAAACTAAACCACTAAAGGGTTATAAAGTAACCCACGTTGAATCGATTGAGGATATGTCAGACGTTGGTACCGTATTCGGTATGTTTACAGCAAGACGTAACCTCGATGACATTTATACAATAGAAATCGATCTAGATCGTGCAACATGGATTCTTGTGCATAACAATGCAGGAGACTTGGTTGCATTTTCTAAGATGACAACTTATGACGGTGGGCTTGAAACACAGTTTACCGCATGGGACTATTCAGAACCAAAAGCTTCTATCTCACGCCACTTAGTGGCATATGAAGTAGAGTTAGCCAAGAAGATGGGATATTATCATCTTTACATTGGTTCTGGCTATGGAAATATTGGTATCTACAAGTCACAGTTCAAAGGTTTTGAATGGTGGGATGGAAAACAGTGGTCTACCGACATTGATAAGTATGTCGAAGTCTGCCACAGAGATGACTCCATCAAAACCCTTCAAGACTTATCTGGATTGATTAATGGCCCTACCTAAAGTTCATAGTTTTCGTGTCCATACAATGCTTCACGATCCTGCCTTTCAAAAAGAGATTGGTAGGACCGTGAAGATCATTAACAAGTATGATGTTCCTTATGTTGCTGGTTATTCCAAAGACAGTAAAGACATCTACATTGATAGACACATGAACGTTGACTTTAATGGTACAGATATCACAAAATACCTCCTTGTTCACGAAAGAGTGGAGAAGGCCTTGATAGATGTGTTTGGGCTTCGATACCAAGAAGCCCATCACATTGCGTTAGCAGTAGAGCATGATGCAGTTGTTGGGGATGGGCTAAACTGGAGAGCATACGATAAGTTTGTTGATAAATACGTCAAGAAACTTGATCATGAAAACCTCAAGTTATCACCACCAAATCTAGACCTCACGCCCTACGAAGACGAAAAGGACTTCTCCAAGTTCGTGAAAAAACGGAGTAAACAAAATGATTGATTGGATCGAATGTTCTGTCTGTGAAACAGAATACAAGTTGATTAGTAAAGAACCAGGCATACAAGTTGAGTTTTGTCCATTTTGTGGCGTTGATGCTGATAGCCAGTTCACACCAGAAGAAGTAGACGACGAAGATGAAGAGTTCGATAGTTAAATGGATTATGAAAATCCATGGATCTACGATGGGGAACCCTTTACTGATGCACAGGCTGATGGTCATTTTGCATTTGTTTACTTGATAACAAACAAAGTTACTGGTCGAAAATATCTTGGCAAAAAACTCTTTACAATGGCTGGCTATAAGACTATAAAGGGTAAGAAGAAGAAGATTCGCAAGCCTAGCGATTGGAAGACCTATTATGGTTCTTCTCCAAGTCTGAAAGCAGATGTTGAAGACTTAGGCAAAGAAAACTTTTCTCGCCAGATACTAAAAGTTGTTGACAATAGATCATCCGCCAGTTATTATGAAGCGAAAGAGATGTTTGCTGTGGATGCGATTCTCTCAGATGAGTATTATAATGATTGGTGTACTATAAAGATTTCATCGATGCATGTGAAAGCAATCTATAAATGAGATAGGTTCTGTCAGTTGTACCTTAAACGACTGTCAAATGTTATAACATTGTTTTATTTTAATGGAGAATACTGAATGAAGAATCTTATGTTTGCCCTCGCGGCTCTTACCGCTGTTGCTGCTACTCCTGCAATGGCAGACAGCTTTGTCGGCCCTCGTGTAACTGGCGTTGTCGGCTATCAGGACATCACTGCAATCCCATCAAACCGTTCATTCACTTATGGTGTTGAAGCTGGTTATGACAGCAAGCTTGTTGGTCCTGTTACCGTAGGCGTTGAAGCTGGTCTAGACAACGTATTTGACCGCACCGATGTTAACGTTGGTGGTCGTCTTGGCTATGAAGTAACTCCACATACTCTAGTGTATGCTGGTCTAGGTTATGACAACCTCCGTGATCTAGAAGCACACAATCTCCAGGGTCTTCGCGCTACCGCAGGTCTTGACGTTAACGTCATTGGTCATGTTTCGGTTGGTGCTCAGTACACCCACACCGATCTTGGCGCAGTCAAGAACAATGGTGCGGCTGGTACGGTGACCTTCCGCTTCTGATAAATAGAAGTACCACACCCCAGTGAGAATGCCCTCGGAGTTTCGGCTTCGGGGGCATTTTTTGTGGTTGACATTTTTGGCGAATCGTGTACATTGAGAAAGTAGTCAATGAGAAAAGGTGATTCGCAATGAGCATCGCAGTTATCATTCGTGACCAGATCAAAGCCATTGATCCTCGCGCACTGTGGGCTTGGGGTGCTAAAGACCTCGTGAACATGGGCGATGGGCTGAAGTTCAAATCCAGCGGGATGGCCAAGTGGAAGGGCTATGTTTACGTCAAGTACAACGAAGGCAAAGACCTTTACGACATTGACTTCTTCAAGATTCGTGGCATTGATGTAAAGTATGTCAAGAAACTCGAAGGCATCTATGTCGAAGATTTGGTCAGTGTGATTGATGAAGTTGTCGGTTAAGGAGATTTGTTATGATCACGAAGCTTTCAGGTGGTGCATTCGAACTTCAAACAGGTCGCCCATGGACTTGGGGTATCTCGCCATTTCGTGAAGGTGAAGCACTGAAACTGAAACGAGAAGAGTCTGGTCGCTGGTTCTTTGAAATCAACGAGGTGCAATATTCTGCCAAGCAGATCGCGCCACACCTCAAAGATATCCAAATGCACTCTTGACATTTATCCAGAATCGTCTATGGTAAGAATGTAGTCATTGAGAAAGGTTGATTCGCTATGGGACGTTCAGTTGATTATGCCAGTGGCGCCGGCGCTGTGGTCTATGTTGATGTTTCGTACATTCAGGACTCCTGGGAATGGGATGACTTTGTAGATGATGTGCAGAGCATCGTCAAGGATGCCTACAAATCGTTTGACAACGAAGACAAGTGGATTGGGCGTGAACTTCGTGCCATTCTGGAAAACAGGTTCGCTCAAGTTGTAGTTTCGGAATACTGTGGGCTGGCCAGCATTTCTCTGGTCGCCAAAGAGTACGATTGCTACTACAGCGATGAGATTTCTTTGCAGAATCTTGCCCATGCTTGGGTCAATCGGATTGCACCCAACTTTGAAAAGGTGTTGAACAAGGCTTTCAACTGCTATGCCAAGATCGGCAGTTTCAGCAACGGCGAAGGTGTTTACGAAAAAATCGCTGCTTGACATTATTCCTGATTCTGTTATGATGAAAAAGTAGTCAGTGAGAGAGATTCGAATCATGAAAATGTTTGTTGCTCGTAATCACAATGGGACTTTCATTGCTAAAGGTGTTGACCTTGGAAATCTGATGGAAGAAGTCATGATCTATGAAGAAGTGACTGGCAATCGGTGCACCGTCGGCCGAGAAGAGTTTGAAGTTGAACTCAAGCGCAACATTTATCGCTGAGGAGAAGTTAAATGAAAATCCTAAAAGTAACCGTAACCGACAAGAACGCAGTTTATGTGAATGACACTCGTATCACTGGACGCGGATCAAAGTGGGGGATTCATTACACTGTTGACGAGTTTCGATGCGCTGCAAAAAATGTCCGAAATAGGTTGATTCAACGTGGTTATGGGAATATTCGGCTAGATGCAGATTATGCCGCTGAATTCGGAATTTAAGGAGAGTTAAAATGTTGTCTCGTATCCTGTTCGCACTAGGTATTGCACTGTTCTGTGGAATTGGTTTTTATATTCCTGACTATGTTAAGGGAACACTTGACCGAGCCGACATCGCTGTCCCGATGATGGCATATATTGCTTCATACATCACGTTGTCTATCAGGGATCGCCATGACTACTAAATCCTATCTTTACATTCTGGCAACTTGTTTCATTCTGATGGCTGCTTAATATGACAATGCATCTCCTAGGTCCTGCTTATACCACAAACTCAACTAAGAAACGCAAGCCGCAACTAAACACGGCGAAGTATGCTCAAGATTGGGTAGACTATAACAAGCAGATGAAGCGGCTTGGATCAAAAACCAAGACGTTCCAAGAGTATGTTGCATATCGACAAGGCAATGCCGCATACAAAACAAAGACCGTTAAGACTGGTATGGAAGCTTCCACATACGTTCGCAATGCGCCCAAGTATGAGACTGGTGATGGCATCGGTGTGACGTTTGCCAAAGCGCCTAACACATATACGGGCGACAAGCTGCTCGGCATCGCCACGATGCATAAGAGCAATCTGGTACCTGTCTTCAGTCAGGAAGACGCGGAAGATATTTCTAAAATGAGGCGATGACCGCTTGACATTTATCCCGAATCGTGTATGGTAAGAATATAGACAGAGAGAAGGGTTGATTCGTTATGGCTTACATGTCTCAGGAAAAGAAAGCTGCTATCGCTCCCAAGGTCAAAGCGATCCTCAAGAAGTACAATATGAAGGGTAGTCTGTCGGTTCGCCATCACAGCACTCTGATTCTGACCTTGAAAGAAGGTCCTCTGAAGTTCGCTCAGAACGAAAACGGTTATAGTCAGATGCACTTTTATCATCTGGAAAGCAACTATCAGGGCAAGGAACTTCAGTTCTTGAAGGAACTTCGTGTTGCTATGAACGACGGCAATCATGATAACAGCGATATTATGACCGACTACTTTGATGTGGGTTGGTACTCGTATGTTCATGCTGGTAAGTGGGATCAACCCTACAAGTTGGCTGCGTAAGGAGATTTGATTATGTTTTATGATGATGAACAAATACTGATTGGTGCGATGCGCAAGTTGGTCGCTGGAATGGAATCTACTCTCCGAGCAGCAGAGCGTGAAGAGTTGACTGGCGAAAGGATTGCCGGGTTGCAGATCAAGCTTGATCGGCTCCAATATCTTTTGGACGATTTTGTTGCTTGTGCGGAACGTTAATCATGTTTGTTCCTGGTGTTAGCCCCTATCGGACACCTCTTGCTCTTGATGGTATTAACTTCAGTGAGAAACACCATCTGGTTGGCTTCACCTGGCCATACGTAAACTCTAAAGGCAAGCAATATAACACAACCATGGTCGAACGTGGTTGGGTATGTGATTGCATTGGTTTCAACTTTCGTGGTAAGTGTAAGCACATCGCGATGGTTCACGAAAAAGTTTCTTCATGATGGAAGGTTATCATTTTGTTTGGATAAAGCGTCTATCTGATTGCGTCTGGGTGCGGGCTTTGGTTCCCGATTGGTATTATCCAGAACTTCCACCTCCTGGCGCACAACTTGAATATTAATCGAAAGGATACGTTATGATTCGTGAGAAGCAACCCAAGTCTGAAATCGTTATCGACCTGAGTGGTCCTGAAGGTAACGCATTTGTCCTCATGGGTTATGCCCGCCAGTATGCAAAGCAACTCGGGCTTGATGGTAAAGCTATTGTTTCGGAAATGATGGAAGTTTTTGAAAACCTTCTGGAAGTTTTTGATCGTCACTTTGGTGATTATGTCATTCTGGAGCGATAAGATCGCTTGACATTTATCCCGATTCGTTTATGATGAAAATATAGCTAGTGAGAAGGAATGATTCGTTATGACTGATATCCAAAGCAAGATCAAGGCTCGTATTCGCGCTCTCTCGGCTAAGACCGTCAAGAATGGCTGCTCGGAAGAAGAAGCACTTACCGCAATCAACATGGTGGGTAAGTTGCTCTCGCAATATAATCTGTCCATGAACGAGGTCGAACTTCGTGATGAAGTTTGTGACACTTTGAAGATTGATATTGGCAGCAAGGTCCGCAACGGCGTCTATTACGCTCTCTCGGATATCGCTGGCTTTACCGATTGTAAGGTGTGGACCAATCGTGGTGCTACTCTGAAGTATTGCTTCTTTGGTCAAGAAAGCGATCTTCTGATGGTGAAGTATCTTTATGATATTATCCTGTCGGCTATGGCAACTGAACTGGCAAAGTTCAAGAAGACTCCTGAATATAAGGGAGCATATAGCAAGAAAGGTGCTACCAGTTCGTTTACCACTGGTATGGCAATGCGTATTGGTCGTCGTCTGAACGAAATGAAGGCTCAGATGAACGGCGAAGAAAAAGCTGCACGAGGCGGCAGCAATGCTTTGATTGTTCTGAAGAATCAGGTTGTCAATCAGGCATATCGTGAACTTGGCTTGCGTCTTAAGAAGAAATATGGTACTACCACCATTCGTGATGGTGCAGCATATCGCAGCGGTCAGTCTGCTGGTGATCGTGTCAATCTTTCTCGCCCGATCAATGGTCCTGGCGGCAATGTTTTGCGCATTGCTGCTTGACATTTAAATCGAATCATATATAGTAAGAAATGTAGCGAGTGAGATTGGGAATGAAATGTTGATTTTGAGCGATTGCGACGGCGTTCTTCTAGACTGGGAGTTTGGTTTCGACCAGTGGATGCAGCGCAAAGGGTTCAAGCGGGTTCGGAGCGATGCCTATGGCATTGATCTTCGCTATGGAATCGAAAAGGTCGTAAGCAAACAACTTGTTCGTGATTTCAACGAAAGTGCGGCATGTGGCTTTCTGCCTCCTCTTCGGGATGCTGTGAAATACGTTCGCAAACTCTATGAAGAACATGGCGTACAGATTCGCGTCATTACCAGCTTGAGTCTGGATCCTGCCGCTGCTCGGCTTCGTGAACAAAACCTGAAGCGGTACTTCGGCGAAGCGATTGAAAGTGTCGTCTGCCTGGAATGTGGCGCAGATAAAGATGAAGCACTTGCTCCCTATAAGGGCAGCGGAATATACTTCATCGAGGACAAACCAGAGAACGTCGATTTGTGCGATAGTCTTGGTCTAAAAGGTATTTTGGTTGAACACGAACACAGTCATGATTATAAAGGCAAAGCCGTCTTGGTAAAATACTGGAAAGACATTTATAAGATTGTCAAACAATAATCCAACCCAAATGTTTTTCTTTATGTTCGATTTTATGTCTGAACGCCGATACAGTCATTGAATGTGCGTTTGCGGCTTGTGTGATAGATTCGTATATATTTCCATCAGGTGATATGCACGTTTTTTGATTTACACTTTTCTTTCCCGTATTTGCTTTAGATATCTTGTCTTTATGTTCTTGTGTATGTGGTTTTCTATGTTTTATAGTTCTTCCTCGGCGATAACCCAACATCTCTGTGCCGACAGGAAGATATAGATTGTTCTCACCGTTAGTATACCAACGAAGATTTTGTTCAGTTATTGCTGATCTACCATACATAGGATTTTTTTCACCAGCCATGTCTATCTGATCAATCCATCGTTGAAATGCTGGAGAAGCCGAGGTGTCTCCACCGTCACACTGTTCTATAACAAGATTGAACCACTCTTTAGATTCTACTATTCTGTTTTCTTTAGAAAAGTTTATAGCAAACTTTTTTGCTTCCTCTTTATCAGAAAACTCATATAGTTCTATTGTTTTTGGTGTGACTTTGTGTTTCTTGATGTGTGGAATCCACATCTTTCCTGATCCGTTGTAAGTATATGGATCTTGTTCTGTTTTACCAAAATACTTTAGCCCACAGTGGGGACATTGTTTGACATAGAGATAAATAGACATGCTGTTGCTCCTGTTTAGCGATAGTGTGGTTAGATGCGTCAACATCGTGAACCACATCTATTTATATAAATACTTCTAAACAATGTTTAGGAGTTTCCATGATTCGGTTTAAAGACATTAGAAGTCTACAAGAAGTCATGCAAAATGGCGTCAATGTAGGCGATGTTTTTCATGATGAACTTGGTAAAGATGTACCTAAAAAGGCCAAACATATTGGAATCCTTAAGAATGGCCATCACGTATATCAAAAACCATTGTCCACAAAAGAAAACACATACTATGTCGCTGACCCTAAAACAAACAAAGTTAACATAGCACTATCTACTAAAAAGTATAGAACCAAAGGTGCAGAGCATGTAGACTTTCTAGATGCAAACAAAGACTCCTTAGGTGCTGAACATCTATATCAACATCTAATCTTAAATCACAATAAAATACTAGCGTCAGGGAATCAATCCCATGGCGCTAGACGTGTTTGGGACAAAGCATCCAAGCATCCTAGCATTAACGTTCATGCATATGATCCTAAGTCTGATGAAGCAGTTCATCTTGATCCTAAAGATGATGAGAACTATGTCACTGATCGTGATGTTTATAATCTCAGAAACGACTGGAAAGCATCTCCTGATTCTGTATCAAAATCTTATGAAAAAGATTATGATGATCTAATGAAGCAGAAGCAGACCATGGCTGTCATGCATAAGAAATAATATAAATATAAAAAACAGGAGTTTCCATGCTACGTTTCAATGACTTTGTTGACCTTGAAGAAGGCGTTAATGATCCAGCAAAACTAAAAGCAATCTTTCTTGCTGGTGGTCCTGGTTCTGGCAAATCTTATGTGACAAAGAAAACCATGGGCGGCTTAGGCTTCAAAATGGTCAACTCAGATGATCTGTTTGAGAAGGGCATGAAAGAACATGGCTTGGATCCAACTATGCCTGAACATGAAACAGCAGAACGTGATGTAGTCAGAGCAAAAGCAAAAGACCTCACCAACAAGCGCCAGAAGCTATATCAACAAGGTAAGCTAGGTATGGTAATCGATGGTACTGGGAAAGATGCGGCCAAGATCAAGGCGCAGTCGGAGGCGCTACGCAATCAGGGATACGATACACATATGGTGTTCGTCAATACCTCGCTTCCAGTGGCTCAGCAGCGCAATATGGAGCGTGAACGATCATTGCCATCACATCACGTTGAACGTATGTGGAATCAAGTCCAGGACAACATCGGCCACTTTCAGGATCACTTCGGTAATGAGAACATGCATATTGTTGATAACAATAATGCCAGCGAGGATCTTCTCCACGGTGTTCACAAAACGATTCGCAAGATCGCTACAGGTCCAGTGAAAAATAGAGTCGGTCAGCAATGGATTAAATCTCAGCAACCAGGCGAGGTACCTCAAAAAACCACTTGACATTTTTTCTAATCCTTATATTATCAGTAATGTAGTAAATGATATATAAGGTGATTCGATATGAGTCGAGGCATACAAGTTGGTACTACAGCTTTTGATACTCTGTCTAAGTCTCTAGACAATACATGTAAGCTTGCTATCGATATTGTTGCCAAGAATCATCCACACCTGAAGTGTGTGAAACGTATGAGCAAGCAAAAGAAGATAGAGATATTCAAAACAGATAAAGTTATGGGTTTTGCTCCAGATGGTGGTGCTTGGTATAATAGTGATGGTACACTCGTAGCAGTCTTCGAAGCAAAGAAACAAGACATGCGAGGAAACGCTCAAGAGCGATGGGTTAAAAACGCAGACTTTGCGAAATGGCAATCTCAGAATGTCAAATACGTAACGTTTTGTTCTGGCTCTGGTGTTGTACCACATGGACCATTAGGCAGATTGGCCTCTCAGTATACTATTATGTATCCTAAAAACTTTAAGTTTCATATGTCCGAGCACGGTTTTACTTTAGATGAAATCGTTTCTATTATGGATAAAACACTATCACTATTGGAGATATGATGAAAGATTTGAAGCCACTTTTTCGTTGGGCTGGTGCTAAGACTAAAATGAAATCGAAGTATGGATCAGACTTCTGGCCAGGAAGTAAGTTTGATAGGTTTGTCGATCCGTTTTTTGGTACTGGTGCAGTCTGTATGTGGATCTTTGATCGATATCCCAACACAGAGTTCTTTGTGAACGATTATAACGAAGATATCATTAACATCTATAAACAGATCAAAACAAACAAGAAAGAGTTTCTTGAGGTGGTTGATCAGTATCAGTCTTTGTACATTTCGAAGAACAAAGAAGACAGAAAAACATTCTATTATGAACAACGTAACATTCATGCATATAATCATCTAAGCGACGCCGAGCGGGCTGGATTGCTATTTTCACTACTAAAAACATCTTTTAATGGCATATGGCAAATCAATAAGAACACTAACAACAAGTTTGGTACTCCATGTGGTCTACTGAACGAACGTGAAAAAATCTATGATGTTGATGTCATTAATGCCTTTCATATCTTTTCGCAGAACCTGAATCTACATTCAAACGATTTCGAAACCCTTGACAAATATGTCAATCAAGACACGTATGTGTTTCTTGATCCTCCATATCGCGATTGCTTTACGAAGTACACAAAAAATGCTTTTGATGATTATGATCAAGAACGTCTGTGCAATATGATGAACAATGCAGCGAATGCTGGCGCTTTTGTTGCGATGGCTAACAAGTATCATTATGACAACTTTTTCGAATCAAAACTGATCGATTCGTTTTCTCCTTTGCTTTTTGATGTGACATACACCGCAGGCCGAGGAGCCAAAGATGGTCAAAAGGTGAAAGTCACCGAATGTTTGATAAAAAACTTTTGATGCAAGCTTGACATTTTTATCGAATCAGCTATGATGAAAAAGTAGTCAGAGAGAGAAAGTGATTCGTTATGAATGCTAGTTCTAGTGTCATAAAGAAGATTATTCACATTAGCGAAAGGCCAAAGTGCGTCGTTGATGGTTGCAACAAAACTGGCCAACACTGTGGTCGATATCGAAAAGATGGATATCCAATCTTTCGGAAACGTTGCGCTAAATGTCATAGTAAACACACAGCAAGTCAGCATGGTCTCGATAATATCCTGCAGGTTATGGCAAAGAAAGCAGGGTTTGATAATGTAACTCAGTTTACGAACTCTTTTCATCCTTACCGTAAGTTTCGTAAAACTTATTGTGAAAACATCGACGGTCGATTGGGATTTACTTGCACGACCACGATCATCTGGGATGGTATGCTTGATGTCGATCACAAAGATGGCAATCCATCACACAACACTGAAGATAACTGTCAGACACTTTGCAAGTGCTGTCATGCATATAAAACAAATGTTGAAAAAGATTACATGTCTCCTGGTCGCAAGGCGCTTGGTATAAAAGGTTGACATTTTTATCGAATCAGCTATGATGAAAAAGTAGTCAGAGAGAGAAAGTGATTCGTTATGCCTCGTGGTGTTCCTAAAGCTGGGTTTCGTAAAACTTCTAAGGTCAAGATTCGCGATATCAGCGAAGTCAACATTCAAAAGATTGTCGAGACTGATGCTGAGATTTCAGAACGCATCCTCGAACGTTTTGATATTCTGGATGAAATGACTCATGCTGCGATCAAGGGTGATATTCGCGCTTTGATCGTATCTGGTCCTGCTGGTCTTGGTAAGTCTTTTACCGTAGAGGAAGCACTCAAAGGATGGGATGCTTCCGAAGAAAATCATACGATTGTTAAGGGTCATCTGAAAGCGCCATCTTTGTATCGCTTGCTCTTTCAACATAAAGATCAAGGCAAAGTTTTGGTTTTCGATGATGCCGATGCTATCTTCTTTGATGATATTTCACTCAATCTTCTTAAAGCTGCTTGTGACAGCAATAAAGTCCGTCGTATTAGTTACATGACGGAAGGTACTCTGATCGATGAAACCGATATGACTGTCATGCCCAAGAGTTTTGAGTTTGAAGGTACTATCATTTTCATTACCAATCTTGACTTTGATGCTATGATTGGCAAAGGCCACAAGTTGGCTCCTCATATGAACGCTATGATTTCTCGTTCGCATTATATCGATCTTACGATGAAGACTAAGCGTGACTATATGATCCGCATCAAGCAAGTCCTTGATAAGGGTATGCTTGATCGTGAAGGTATCGCAAAGGCCGCACAGGTCGATGTTGTGTCTTTCATTGAAACGCATCAAAACACCATGCGTGAACTTTCGCTGCGTATGGTTCTCAAGGTTGCAGGAATCCGCAACATGAACAGCCCCAAGTGGATGTCGATGGCGAAAGTCACCTGCTGCAAATAGTGGTTGACATTTATCGCGAATCTGTTATGATGAAAATATAGACAGTGAGAAAGGTGATTTGATTATGATTAAGAACATTGAAGTTGGTCAAACTTTGCTTTGCAACGTTGATGAGTGGGTTGATGAGAAAACTGGGTATGATATTCCAGGTCCTACTCTTGATAAGAGGGTAACGATTCGCAAGATCGGTGTCGAACATGACGGATACGAGTTTATCCCTATCGTTTGGTTTGAAGAGTTTCCTGGCGACACCGACGATCACGCATTTATTTTGAATGACGAAAACTTTTCATTGACATTTTAAAGCGAATCATTTCGCTTTACATTTATCAAAATGCCATCTTTTCATTGCTCTATATTGACCTTGTTTATTGCAGTGTGGACAAGTAGAGGTGGCATTGTTTCTTTTAGATATATCTTTACCGTTTTCTGATGTGAAAAAAGAAGAGTTTGGCGTTCTCTCTAAACCATATGCTTTTTTAAAACAAAGTTTGTGACCCTTCTCTGAAGGTTTCATTCTTTTTCTACAACCAACGCAATAACAATCTATTTTATTGTGCGCTGGTACTTTGTTGGGTTTCTTCGCATATCCACCTTTGTAAGAACCTAGAATATGAGCCATTTTAGATGCCTCAGAGAGAGTAATCTGGCCAGACAAGGCTAACCAAGCAATCCTATCCTCTTCTTTGCCGTATTCCTCATACAACTTTTTATGCGCTTCCGCGTGTTCTTCAATCGTCAATCTGACAAGATTTGAAGGATCGTCTGTGCCTCCCATATGGCGAGGGACAATGTGATGTGTGTGATAAATAGACATGCTGATGCTCCTGTTTAGCGTTAGAGTCTGTGGGTATGGGGATACCGTGACAGACATTTTATTTATATAAGATTGATTTTTTGGTTGACATTTTTTCTAAAATGTTGTAATAAGAATATATCAACAATGATGTTGTGAAAGGAAATATACTATGGCACATATGATTGAACAACTTTCTGATGGATCTTTTAGTCATGCATACGCTGGCGATCTGCCCTGGCACGGTCTCGGCTTCAAGGTCTCTAATGACCTCACTCCTGAACAGATGATGGAAGCTGCTCGGCTTGACTGGACAGTTGACACTGTTCCTCTTCCTGCAATGTATAACGGTCAGAAGATCAACACTGGTCACTCTGCTCTGATCCGTAGCAGCGATAGCAAGGTGCTTGACGTTATCACGGATGACTGGAATCCACTTCAGAATGTGGAAGCATTTCGCTTCTTCAATGATTTTGTTGGTGCTGGCGATATGTCCATGCACACTGCTGGTTCTCTGATGGACGGCAAGATGGTCTGGGGTCTTGCAAAGATCAACGACTCATTTGAACTGTTTGGTGGAGACAAGGTTGAAGGCTTCCTGCTCTTCAGCAATCCTCATCAGTATGGTAAGTCGATTGACGTTCGTTTTACTCCCATTCGTGTTGTCTGCAATAACACTCTGACACTTGCCCTTGGTGGTAAGGCTTCTAACATGGTGAAGATCAATCACCGCCGTGAGTTTGATCCTGATATGGTCAAGGAAACTCTCGGTATTGCTAGTGATAAGCTTGCTAAGTATAAGGAAATGGCAGCCTTTCTCGGCACCAAGAAGTACAGCAACGAAAACATCGTTGAATACTTCAATCGTATCTTCCCCAAGACCTCTGATAAGAAGAACTCTGCTATTGAGAACGCTGGTCAGTTGCACAGCCGTGCTGCACAGTTTGCGATGGAAGCACTCCATGAACAGCCTGGCGCACAGTTTGCAGAAGGCACTTTCTGGCAAGCCTATAACGCGGTCACTTATCTGACTGACCATGTACTCGGCCGAAGCGCAGATACGCGACTCGCCTCATCTTGGTATGGTGTAAACCAAACTAAGAAAGTCCAAGCGTTGAATCTTGCTGTGGAGATGGCAGAGTTGGTTTGATCCAAAACCAAGTTCCATCTTCTCTATAAGAGCGTCGGTTGCCAGTTCTACTGGCGCTCTTTTTTCTTTTAGTTTCTTCTGAATCTGGACCAGTCTTTAGACCTTTGTTCCAAACTGGATATCCTTTTGCCGCTTTAGCAAATCCACCCAGTTTAGAGTTTTTCTTGTTTGCTTCTTTATTATATGGTCTTGATCCACCACAGAGTGCGTCTTCTTCTATAAGATTTGCCCACTCTTTAGATTCTACTATTGAGTGTTCTCTAGAAAACGCTAGAGCAAACTCTTTAGCATCTTGTTCATTATCAAATGAAAAAACTTCAAGTGTTATAACAGATGCTTTGTGTTTCTTTAGGTGATTACGCCATCTCTTTCCTGATCCTTTATATTCATAAGGATTTGATTGTGATGTTTTACCAAAATATTTTAGTTGACAATGTGTACATTGTTTGATATAAAGATATATATTCATAGCTGATGCTCCTGTTTAGCGTTAGAGTCTGTGGATATTGGAGTATCGCGACAGACACTTCTATTTATACGGAGTTTATAAAAATGACTGATGAAAATATTCCATTGTGGGCCCGCCAGCGAGCAGTTAAAATGCTGAACGACCAGGTTAGCAACAACTGGTACATCATATATGATGACCCAGTGACTGTCCTCGCCCGCATGATCGTGAAGTACGAGCAGCCACCTGTTGATCCTGACGAGGAAGCTTTGAAGCGGATACTTAAGACTGTCTGCGTAGTAAAAGAACACTGTGGTGGAAACTGGCATTCCGCCCTCGCCCAATACAAGAAGGAGATTGGCCGTGGTTGATAATATGCGAGTTGTGCGTTTCTATAAGAATCGATTCGTGTCAACTACTCAAGGTGCTGTGAACCAAAAAGAGTATACAGGTCGAACTGAAATCCAAATCAAAGTACACGTTAACAGTGTAGTAGGCGATAAAGTTGTTAGTTCTATGGAATGGCAAACTGTACCAACTGTAGATATGGAAGGTTGAAGTATGTCTTGTAGTGTTCCAGACTTGCTGGTGTCTCTACCAGCCGTTTTAATGTTGGCCATGTTCGTGTATATCTTTAAGCGACATCTAACGTTGGATGCTGCTTGGAATGAAGGCTTTGATGCTGCTAGTATGACACATGATAATAATAACCCTATCGGGCATATTATTGGTCAAAATACTGTTGACAATCATGTTGAAATCATGGTAGAACATACCGATGGTACATATGCCCGCTATAGAAAGGTTGAAGTATAATGTCATATAAGACTGTTGAACTATCGTATGAGCAACTTGATCGGATTGTATGGAAGTCTCTTGAAGAGACCCGAGACAGTCTTGCGCAAGACCTAGGCGCAAATAACAGCGTGTTTGTCTTTGGTGATTCAGAAGCAGATGATATTGAAATCCAGAAAGCCATTGATGCGTTTGATCTAGTCATTGACTGGTACAGGATTCCAGGAGAGTAATCCGATAACTTAAAGTATATTGATGGAGAATGTGTAATGAAAACGGATGATGGCGGCTTTGGTATTTGTGTTGTATATCTTTTAATCGGTGTACTAGTAGGATATGCTATCGCATTTGGTCTTGTTACTAACACCTGGAAGAATGATGTAATAAAGCATCATGCAGCACACTACGATGCCACTAATGGCGACTTTGCTTGGAATCAATGATATGTTTGTTATCTTATACATTATTATCGCAGTATTGTCGGGTGGTTATCATCAAGCAAAACATGGTGATGAATATCGTGACGGTTTAAACGATGTTCCTGTGTGTATTGGCACTGCATTTGCTGCGGCTATCTGGCCAATATATCTATCATCTCTTTTATTTAAGATGTGGGTAAACTAATGCAAGAGCATTTTTCTGATAGTAATCTTAAGACCGAAGCATTCGAAGGCGAACTAGAAGAACTTCGGAAGTTCTATAGACTAGTTTACCACACCATTTTAGCAGAGAAGCTTGGTGATCGCTACTTCATCTGTGGTGAAGGTGGTGAGAAGGATACCAACGGTCTACCTGATACAATCTATATCTGCCCTGCATATGGTGTTGACTGGTTCCAAGCATACGAAAAGACTAACTTCACCGTAGGAACGGAGTGGTAATATGGCATATTCATTGCGTAGAACAAGAGATGAAGCTGGTGACTCGGGCAACATGTCCATGGCACTATGGAAAGACAATAATAATCAGATTCAGTATGAAAATGCGGCAGTACCTCGTGTTGGTGTTGTCATGCGTGTAGGTAGTATCTATGCTCGGTCGTACTCTGAATACGACTGGTGGCAGACCACATACATCACTGAGATTCTGGAAGAGCGAACTGATCCTGAGGATCCAAACTTTCTCTATGTTCGCTTCAAGACAGGTAACAGCGAGTACGAGTGGACATCATTCTGAGTTTCACGCACTGAAACAACTTTTGGGTTGACATTTTTATCGAATCATCGTATTGTGAGAATGTAGCAGAGAGATGGAGTGATTCGAAATGTTGAACCTGTCGGACATCAACGCCCTGACCAACTCGCATGATGGTGACATCTATTCGGATCTTTTCAAGGATCTTAACGGCTTTCGCCCTCGTGGGATCACTTTCCTTTCTCTAGAAGCTTTTGAAAAGGACTTTGAGTTTCTGGTTAAAATGCTTGATCTTCAAAACCGAGAAGAAGCTATTCGTCATGAAAACAACTTCAAGGTTTTTGTCGGCCGCATTGAGAAGATTCAGGAACTTGTTCCTGGTACTTCGGTTGAACATGCTATTGAAATCCTTGAGGATGCAGAAGATGAACTTGATGATTTGAACTTCTACGGCTATGAACGTCTTGAATGGTGTTTTGATCTGAAGTTTGGTTCGATCAAGCAATGGTTGGAGAAAGTCAATGAAGCCGCGTAATCCTGTTGCTGGTAACTCTTGGCGCTATAACAAGCCCAAGATTATAGAGAGCAAGAAGAAGACAGTCGGTCGAGGTCGGCAGATCAAAGACGTCTGGAATGATGAGGCTAACGATATAAATATCTAGGTATCATTGCCATTTTATAATAGGAGAACATTATGTTTATTGTATACGGAATTTTCATTGCATTGCTGTTCGTAGCATTTGTGGCTGGTACGGTTGTAAGCGCAGATACTATCGAAAGTGCCCGACTGAAGGAAAAGCTTGCCACTGCTGAAGCAGACATCAAGGATCTGGAAGAGCGTCTAGAAGCTGCTCTAACGCCTGCACCAAAGGCCAAAGTCAACAAAAAGGTAAAATAATCTCTTGACATTTATATGCGTTTCGCGTATAAATAAGTTATCAGTTGTTTGAAAGCGGACTGAAAGATGTAAAGACGGGAGTTCGATTCTCCCCATCTCCACCATCTATACTGTGCATTTAGTATCTGCTAGATAGTATTGTCTAAAGACTTAGGACTAACGCTATCCTTATATAGCACAGTGTAGTTGATGGGGATGACCTGGGATCGATTTGCATTGGATAGGAAAGTCTAGACTGATTCGCTGGCCGAGTGGCTAAAACTGTAAATGTCAACCTAGTTGCACATAACGACAACGATTTTGCAGCCGTGAGAATGTCTGCCTGATCTAAGTAGTTCGGAGTTTGTGGGTGTACTCTGTGAAATAAACACCCTCATTATCTGGATATGTCCAATATCTTGTGCCGTCTTCTCTCGTGGACATTTTTCTTCCAGTGGTTAGATTAGAAAAACTTTTTCTAGTTTGTTCTTTCTTCATGCCATTTACCTTTACTAAAGATGCTGCATTACTTGCGCGGCATGATAGAGAGCAAAATCTAATATCATCTTTTTTATGATAGAAGTTTTTAGCACACTTTTCGCATATATGCGAATACACTTTACAAAACTTTGGTTTTGCTTCTTTTATTTTTGTTTTACTTTTGTCTAGTTGACGCCTTTTTGGAAGTTTCTTAGGAATATCTAAAGGAAAGAAAGACAACAGACCGTCTCTTCTTAGATTTATTTCATCTTTTGTATATCCTTTGCTCCAACTTGGTCTACTTTTGCCTTTATTGGCAGTGCCATTACCTCCAGCAGAATGTTTCTTCTGGTTGTAATATCTAACAGTTTTGTTGTAAATGTTTGGTGTCCAATAAAGTTCTTCGTCTTTGATCATGTTTAGCCAACGTTGTTCTGCTTCACGCAAAGCTTTGTTGTCGCCGTAAACATATTCAAGCACACGAAATTTGAATGTTTCTGGACGTTTCTTGTATGCTCTCAGCATCATTTTGTTAGAGCAGATATAAGAATCTTCTACTTTACCTTTGTGGCCACCAAGATAAAAGAATTTTGCTCTGGTGTCGTACCAAAGATATACGTATCCTGTATAAATAGTCATGCTGATTGCTCCTTGTAAGCGTTAGAGTGACTGGGTGTGCGAAACCGCGAGTCACATCTTATTTATAAAATATGGGTTTGGTGGTTGACCTTGCAACAGAATAACCACCACTTAGATGAACCTACTTTGCCGACGGGTTCTACCACCGAAATAAGTCTTGACGAAGACGTTGGTGGCTGCCATGGAGAGGGTGCTCCATATCGTAGGTTCTTCTAAGTTTATAAATAAGTTTTGTTGGGTCCGAGCAGAAGAGCGCAAGATCCTAACTATCGAGGAAGATCATCACCCTAGCTGATAACCGCCACTATGTGGGATGTTCGGCGCAACCGATGAAAGGTTTATTCTAGGGGGGCTACGTATAGCGATTGCCCTTAAACGGAGCGATAGTACCCAGCAAACTTTGATGAACACTGACAACGAATAACGCCACGCGGATATCTAGGGATCGCGACTCGAAAAGCACA